GTAACGAGTAACTAATGGCTATTTCCACATGGAATGCTACTACGGGTGATTGGGACGACTCTAAGTTTAGTCAACCGTGGGATGGCCCAATAATAACAGTAGATGCTGGAGCGGCAACTACATCAACTAGTATTCCAATAGCATCAGAGGGGTCAAAGGCATATCCTGCTAAGGGAGATACTGTATTAGCCGGTAAGGTTCCAGTTGCTTCTGAAGGCAAAAGGATTAGCCCGTCGTATACTACGACAACTTTAAGTTCGACTGCACCAACTGCAGAGATTTTAAGGTTGTATTATGTCCCCACTGCAAGTCCCGGTCTGAGTCTAAGTGGGAAAGAAAACTTTGCCGTAACTGGTCATGCAGCATTTCCAGATTCTGCTAATATGTATTTTAACCCATACGAATATCAATGGGATAATTATGTTGGAGCATGGGAAGATGCAACATTATCTTGGGATCAGTTTGTTAATACTGCTCCAACTATAGGACAGACTAGAAGCCCAATCCCAGATGTAGGGACTTTAGTTCTTGCCGGACAAGCGCCGGATGCTCAACATAGAGCGCCTAAATTTATACCCTCAGTACAGGTAATATAATGACAAAAGAAAAATCAATGCACTGGGCAGAGTTAGTTGATAAAGTTGATCCTGCTCTAAAAACGAAACCCGTTGTTACATATGTCTTTAATAAAGGGGAAAGAGTTTTTCATAAAGAAAAGAGGAAAGGTAGTGGAACTAGAAAAGGCTGAAATATTTGACGCAAACGATTATACATTAGCCAAGAATGTGGCTGAGAAACTGGAAGAAAAGTATCCCGGTTGGTTGTGGGCTGTCCATGTTATGGATGGTGTTGTTGGGGTAAAGTCAATGCGCCTGTCTGGTAATTGGGGGTTTATTCTTCATTCTGATAAAATCGATAAGAATTATAAGGCGGTTATTAATGCAGGTGGAGAAATATTGGAAAGATATCGCCAGCATACAGGAAAATTTAATCAGACTAAGTATGCTGATTTAGAAATGGATCAGTATGGAAGACTCAATGGAGATTTACATTAATGTCATTAATCAATCCTCAACCACCTCTTAATATAGCGGGAGACCTTCCGACTTCTGATACGATAGGAAGTAAAGACAAGATATGGTTGAATCTTGCTCGTCAGGCATATGATGGTTCTACTGAGTGGGTTGATACTAATCTTCGTTACCAGTGGGAAAAGAATCTATCTAATTTTAATAGTAGACATCCTCCGGGTTCTAAGTATTTGACCTCTGCGTATGATAAACGATCTAGATTATTCAGGCCAAAGACTAGAACAACTGTTCGTAAATTAGAATCTGCGATGGCAATAGCATTCTTCAGTAATGAGGATATGCTGACTATCAGCCCATCTGATCCTAATAATCCTATGCAAATGGCGGGAGCATCTGTTGCTCAATCTATCTTGCAGTATAGATTGACTAATACGATACCGTGGTTTAGCACTATGGTGACCGCTCTTCAGGATGCGGCAATATATGGAACTGTAGTTTCACATCAGTACTGGGAGTTTCAGGAAAAGGATGAAACCTTTGCTTCCGTTGATGATACTGGTGCAGAAGTTGTGGACATGGAAGGGAAGCCAGTTCGGGAAAAGGTCAAGTCAACCATAAAGGATTATCCTGTTATAGAAGTTCTAGAGCCTGAGAATTTTAGAATTGATCCAGCGGCTGACTGGTATGATCCTATCTCTTCGTCTCCATATGTTATACATCTTATTCCTATGTTTGCCCAAGATGCTATGGAAAGAGTGGATAGTGGGGAATGGAAGAAAGTAACTCTTGAGCAGTTATTAACAACTACTAACGAGGAAGACGATACTACTAGACTAACTAGAGAAGAACCTAGAGAAGACCCATTAGAGAATGACTTCGAGAACATAAAAGAATACAAGATTGTTTGGATTCATAAGAACATAATAAGGAAAGATGGTGAGGACTGGTGCTTCTTTACCGGAGGCACAGACTTTCTTCTTACTGATCCCAAACCATTAACTGAGATGTACCCTTGGTTGAAAGAAGGCGAGCGCCCCTATGTTATGGGGAAACTTAATATTGAAGCCCATCGCGTATATCCATCTGCAACTGTAGAACTCACCGAAGAGTTGCAAGCGGCGTCGAACGACATATGGAACCAACGATTCGATAACATTAGGTTGTCGATGAACAAGCGATATCATATTCGTAGGGATCGTAATATAGACTTGGATGCCCTGTTTAGGTCTGTTCCCGGCGGCGCTGTAGAAATGGATGATCCAGACCAAGACGTCAGAGTTATCGAGACTCGTGATGTCACAGCGTCTGCATATCAAGAGCAGGATCGAATCAACATGGATTTCGATGAACTGCAAGGAAACTTCTCTGCCTCAACCGTGGGCGGCGCTCGCAACCTTAATGAGACTGTTGGTGGAATGCAGTTGTTATCTGGTAATACCAACATGATCACAGAGTTTGTATTAAGAACTTTTGCTGAGACATGGGTAGAACCAGTTCTAAAGCAGTTGTTGAAACTTGAGCAGTACTATGAAACAGATGAGCACGTTACTGCATTGGCTGGTGAAACTGCTGGCCTTGAAGGAGAAGATGGGGTTATTGATTTCGGAAAAGATGAAGTCATGGACGAACTTCTTAAACAGAATGTTTTGCTTAAAGTTAATGTTGGAATGAATGCTACTGATCCTATGGGTCGAGTACAGAATCTATTGTTTGGTGTTGGAAGTATTGGCCAGTTACCCGGAATGGAAGACAAGATAAATGTAGACGAAGTAGCCAAGGAAGTATTTGGACTCCTAGGATATAAGGATGGTGCAAGATTCTTGTTGTCTAGTGATGTTGATCCGCAGGTTGAAGATTTGCAACAACAGATAGAACAAATGACGGCTATGCTAGAAACTGATCAGGTGAAAATGGAGGGCCGTATGGCTATAGAGCAGGTTAAACAACAGGCTACATTAAGGGCGGCTCAGTTGAGAGCACAGACTGAACTACAGAAACAAGTAATGTCTTCTCAGGAAGGGGTTGGGAAACTTGATGTGAAACGTAACGAAGCCACTGTTAAACAGCAAGATGCAGATACTCGACGTGCCGAGTTGATGTTACAAAGGGACGCTTTACTTAACCAGATAGTTGATCAGGAGATACAACGAAGAATGGTAGAGAACAAAAATGATGTGAGTAAAGTGGGGACAATGGCAAGAGATAAATATAACAAAATCCCCTATGAAATAGGATGAGCGAGTTTAGCAACCCCGTTGATCCTAGAGTTGACGACTTAATCACAAGAATTAAGGTTGGTAGAAATACACATGAATTTATAAGAACTCCAACTGGAAAGGCTATAGTTGAAAGGGCTATAGGAGATTACCGAAAGGCTATCTCTGACCTCCAAGAAATGGCGTTTCAGGAGTACACCAGTTCTTCAGAAGAAGAACTTAAACAATACCGCAAAATATCTTCGACCCTCGCTACCCCATTAAAGTTGTTGCAATATCTGGATGCGATTATTGCGGATGGTGAAAATGCGGATAAGTTGGCTAGGTATCAGGAGGCGGAATAACTAGGAGAGTAAGATGGAAGACGCTACCCAAACGGATGCGGAAGAGATTGTAGAGTCAGAAGAAGAGTCTGAAGAAGAATCACAAGAGAAAAAGGTAAGTTCTCGTGAAGAAATGATGGCTAAGATTGTTGATGAGAGGGAGTTAGAAGTTATATCTGATATTATAGGACAGGAAGGTCTTGAGGAAATTGAGGCTGAAGAGTCGCAGGAGGAAAAGGAAGAAATACAACAAGAAGACCCGGCTCCCCCTGTATGGTTGAAAGATGGAACATGGGTTACTTCAGTAAAGGTGAATGGTGCAGAAACCATTGTACCTTTTGAAGGACTCAAAGTTTCACATCAGAAGGATTCCGCTTCTCAACAGAGATTTGAAGAAGCCGCTGCTAAAGAAAGGTGGCTTAATGGAAAAGAGGCTCAATTGCGTCAATACGTTCAGAGCCTGAAACAGAAAGAAGAGGCAAGTCCACCCCCAACGCAGGGCGATGAACCTAAAACAGATACTAATTTTGTAGAAGTTGCAAAAGAGTATCACCAAGCGTTGTATGAAGATGATGCGGATAAAGCCGCAGAATTGTTGCAGACCTTGACAACGGGACGCTCACAAGGGGCTACCCCAAATGTAGAGGAAGCAGTTAATAAAGCCTTACAAGAGGCTTTCGCTCGCCAACAGATGGTACAGGCTAAGGCGCAACAGAAAGCATATGAAGACTCAGTCAAGGAAGCAGTTTCTTGGTTTGAGAAAGAATACGCTGATGTTGCAAATAGTACTGAATTAAGGGCTATAGCAGATAATAGAACGGTTACCATTATGAAGGATAATCCTTCCATGGCACCGGGATATGTTATCCAAGCCGCCGCTGAATACGCGAGAGAATGGGCGAATCAGAATCTATCTACCGGCAAATCAAATGAACGAGCCGATAGAAAGAAGAAGATCGTTTCTGAACCAAAAACTGCCCGAAAGAGCGCCAAGATCGGAGAGGACGAACCTGTGGAGAAAACTCCCAGTCAAGTTATCGACGAGATGAGGGAATCTAGAGGGCAACAGCAATTATAACAATTAGGAGGTAATCATGGCAGGACAAGTATGGTCTGTCAGCACTTCTGGTGGTTATATGTATGCGCTAAATCTCAGCCGTGAGTTGAGAATGGCGGTTCAGCCCGTTGTCAAGTTTAGACAATTTTGTGACATCAAAGATGCCGCACATCAGGGGCTACACCGTGGCGATACATTCCATTGGAACGTGTTTAGTGATGTTTCTACTCAAGGCACAACCTTGGTGGAAACTAACACTATCCCAGAGACTTCATTTACGATTTCTCAGGGTACGATGACTATCACGGAAGCCGGTAACTCAGTGCCCTATACGGGTAAGTTGGATGATCTGAGTGAACAACCGGTTCGTGAAATCGTCAGAAAAGTGTTAAAGAACGACGCCAAAAAGGCTTTTGACAATCTCGCGTCCACTCAGTTTGATGCAGCAAAGTTGCGTGTAGTACCTACTAATGGTACGAGCACAACTGCGCTTACGTTAACCACGAATGGCACCGCTACGGTAGTTAATGATGTAGCACTATCAAAAGAATCCGTCGCATTAGTTGTTGATGTAATGAAAGAGCGTAATATTCCCGCTTACACGGGGGATGATTATTATTCTTTAGCATGGCCTTCAACTTATGCCACTCTAAAGTCCGATCTAGAAGGTATTCATCAGTATGTGGAACAAGGGTTTCAGATGATTATGAATGGTGAGATCGGTAGATACGACGGTGTTCGCTTTGTCGAACAGACTCACATTGCAAAGTATACTGGTATGGGTACATCTGCCGCTACATGGAGCAATGGTAAGTCCGACTGGGTGGTATTCTTTGGCGAGGATACAGTAGCAGAAGCCATTGCGGTTCCAGAGGAAATACGTGGTAAGATTCCGGGCGATTTTGGTCGTGACCGGGGTATTGCTTGGTATTACCTTGGGGGCTTTGGCATTACACACACACAAGCAGCCCAGTCACGCATTGTGATTTGGGATAGCGCAAGTTAAGGGGGTATATTATGAGTTATTCAAATCCTGTAACGACGCGCATTCAATCCGGTGATGTTCAAGACTTGGGAGGCACACCAACTGCCTACTCTTTCAAAGGGCCAACTGGTATGAAAGGAACCATTATTGATATTGGCATTGAGGTTACCGAGACTTTTAATTGCAATACTTTAGAGGCTTGCTTTAATGTCGGAACGAGTGGTGACGCAGATGCTTATGCTAAACTTAACATTACGGATGGTACTGCAATAACTGATACATTCAATATCCAAAATGATACGAATGCCATTATTGCAGAGGCTATTCCTGCCGATACTCAGA